TATGGCTCAATCAAGCGTGAGCCGAAACGTTTCTCTTTTATCAAAATGGAGTTGGTCAAGAAAGGAAGGCTTGAATTTTGTTGAAGCTTTAGAAGACCCCATGGAACGTAGAAGGAAACTTGTTAAGTTAACTAACAGAGGAAAAAAATTGTATGCTACAATTAGTTAACATTACATCTAGCATAGAAGGGAGGTATATAATGAAAGCTAATCCAAAAGAGCTGCAAGAAATCTATAAACTTGTTTGCAAGACACAATGGGATTTGGGGCGAGATGAAAGCGTCAAAGACCGAGCAAAGAAGATTATAGAGTTTTGGGGCGAAGACACTTTTATAAATGACATTGACGAAAGTATGCTTGACGGTCTAGTTGCAAGTTTAAGAGATAAAGATTTATCGAATGCAACAATAAATAGATACTTGTCAGCTATCTCGACAATGATAACTTTTTGTTTAAGAAGACATGGAGTTTATCAATTGAAAAGAAAGCCATACATAAGTTGGTTAAAAGAACCTAAAAAGAAATTAAGATATGTTACTCAAGAAGAAGAGAAACAATTAATTAATCTTTTACGTTCTTGGAATATGAAAGATGACTCTGATTTCTTTATCATGTTAATTGATACTGGAATGAGATTGTCTGAGCTGCAAAATCTTAAAGTTGGTGATTGCTATGAAGATAGGATTGTCCTGACTACTACAAAAAATAATGAGTCTAGGGGCGTACCATTGACTAAGCGTTGCCAAGAAATTGTTGAAAGATTTTCACATGACAAAAAACCAGGTGAAAGATTGTTTCGACATTTTGCTCAGTGGAGACCAAATTCAAGTTGGCGTAAAGTTCGTAAAGCAATGAACTTAGACCATGACAAAAGATTTGGTATTCACGCTTGTAGAAGGACTTTAGTACATAGATTATTAAATGCTGACGTTCCTTCAAAAGCTGTTCAGTCATGGGTCGGACATAAAGATGACCGAATGATTGAACGATACGGTACTGTACTTAGCACACGATTAACTTCGTTTGTTAATGTTTTAGAACCACAATCCACTAAAGAGAATGAAGCAACGGATAGTGAAGAACCGTTGCGAAAAACCTCTTAACGGATTAAAAAAATGTTTGGATTAGTGTTAAAAGATATAGTAAACCATCGGAATGCAATTCACGCGCTCTTAGCTCAGTTGGATAGAGCATCGGTTTTCTAATCAGTTGGGGGTGTATAGCGACCATCGGACTGTTTAGATTATTATTCCTGGTATGACTAACTTTTAACACTTTCCAAGCATTTAAAAAAATTTTTATTAATCAATCCACATGAGGGTTAATTAGTACCCCTATTAGAACCAAGGGGGCTACAAGTCCCTCTAAGTATAACCAAAGGAGTCGTATGTTGAAACACAATGGGTATATCACATTACCTTTTACCTCTTTAAAAGAACAATTAGAGTTGGAAAAGGATATGAGAAACCGTGGTATTAATCGTTTTCAAAAGAGATTAAGTGACCACAAAAAGAGAAATGAAGAGAGTTTTACTAATTATGGTAAGACTTTACTTTCTAATTCAATAAGACCTTTATCTGAAGCAATATCAATATTTGTGAATGAGGGGGAAAATCAGAAGGGTGTTCAGCCCATAGCAAGAAGGCTATTGTCATTAATTGAACCAGACATAGCGTCTTTAATTACTGCCAAGTCAATTATCAATTCAATTACTATTGCAAGAAAACTTACAAGCGCAGCCATAAACGTGGCAAGTAAAATTGAGGATGAGGTAGCGTTAAGAACTTTCGAAGAGTCCAAACCAGAGCATTATGGAATTGTAAAAACAGACCTAGATAAAAGGTCGTTTGGCTATATGTATAAAAGAAGGAAGCTTCGAGAGTCAGCACAAAAGAATGAGTTAGAGTGGGTGTTGTGGACTAGAAGTGAAAAAGTTCATGTTGGCTACAAGCTTATAGAGCTTATGGTTTTGTCTACTGGACTTTGTGAAGTTAAATCACAAATAAGAAGACGCAGACAAGAAAAAGTTTTATTACCTACAGAGAAAACTTTAGAATGGATAAACAATCGAAATGATTTTTTAGAAGTTCTTGCACCAGAATATTTTCCGACAATCATTCCACCAAGAATGTGGGAAGAAGGCAAAGTAACTGGTGGAGGTTATTATAGTAGACACATAAAACCTTTAACATTAGTTAAGTATCGTAAAAGAGAAAACCTTCAGCAAATAAAAGATGTTAAAATGCCAATTATTTATAAAGGCATTAATGCAATGCAAAACACACCGTACAAAATAAATGAGTTTGTTTATAAAGTTTTAAAAAAAGCTTGGGACAAAAACATTAACATTGGAGGGTTACCAAAAGCTGAACTAGAAGATTTACCAAACAAACCACACGACATAGAGACAAACGCAGAAGCAAGAAAAGAGTACAGACAAAAAGCTGTCCTGGTCCACACAGAAAACGCAAGACAAAAATCTAAAAGATTATTGTTTGCAAAAGTTTTGTGGATAGCAGAAATGTTTTTAAAAGTAATTTTCTATCATGCACACACATTAGATTTTAGGTCTAGATGTTATCATGTAACTAATTATTTAAATGGACAAGGAGTTGATTTTGCAAAAGCTTTACACTTGTTTGGAACAGGTAAAGCAATCACTGAAGAGAACAAAGGTGATTATTGGTTAGCTGTCACTGGGGCAGCTCTATTTGGAATTGATAAAGTAAGTAGAAAAGAACAATTAGATTGGGTTGAAAGTAATTTTCAAATGTTTAAAGAAATACAAGATGACCCTTTTACTAATAGAGATTGGGAACACGCAGATAAACCTTTTCAATTTCTTGCATGGTGTGATGAGTGGTGCAAATTTAAAGCAAAAGGTTATGGCTACGTTAGTCATTTTATTTGTAACCAAGACGGTTCTTGTAATGGAATACAACATTACTCTGGAATACTAAGACACACGCCCTCGGCAAAAGCAGTTAACTTATCAAACAGTGAAAGACCTCAAGATGTTTATTCAGTTGTCAAAGATAAAGTTATTGAAAATTTAAAAACAATGACTGACAGTGAGTTTGCAAAACTTTGGTTACAGTTTGGAGTTAAACGTTCTACAGTTAAGAGAGCAATAATGACAAGTCCTTATGGTTCGACAAGATACTCATGTAGTGATTTTGTTGATGAGGACATTGTAAAAAGGAAGGACCAGGGAGACTTACATCCGTTTGGTAGTGCTTCATTTCAAGCTTGTACATTTTTAGCAGGTGTGATTTGGGACTCAATGGGTGAGGTTTTATCTTCAGCAAGATTAGGAATGGCATTCTTACAAGATTGTGCAAAAGTTTTAGCAAAGTCTGGACACGCTGTACGTTGGAATAATCCAGTTGGATTTCCAGTTATACAAGATTATCCAGAATTTAAATCTATGAGAGTAAAAACTAAATTGTTTGGTGAAATAATAAAACCAAGAATAAATGTAGAGACAGAAAAGTTTTCGGTACACAAAGCTAAAAATAGTTGTCCACCGAACTACATACACGCTCAAGACTCAGCGCATTTGTTTATGTGCGTAGTTAAAGCGTATGACAAAGGGCTGTCACATTTTTGTAATGTGCATGACTCTTTCGGAACATTGGCTGCCGACAGTCAAACACTAGCTGACACAATTAGAGAAACATTTGTAGAAATGTATTCAAATGGTTGTCCGTTAGAAGACTTTAAAACATCAATGTTACCAATATTAAACGATAGCGAGAAAACAAAGCTTCCAGAAGTTCCAGAAAAAGGTGACTTTGATATCGAGGAAGTTCTAAAGAGTGAGTTTTTCTTTGCTTAAACCAATCCACTAATGGGTTATTTAATAGTACCCCTATTAGAACTAACGGAGTCAACAATGGACGAAGTTCAAATGCCCTTAGACGAGGGCGTAGCCTTAATTGAAAAAGGCTATTTAGATAAAGAAACAGTAAACGAGGAAAACGACAATGAAGAATAAGTACACAAAGATTGTTACACCAATCGGAATTGCTCAGTACCCATGGCTATCAAGCCCTGATACTAAGTTCTCTGAAGTAGGTGATTATAAAACAAATCTTATACTAAGTAAAAAAGACGCTCAAGACGTTATCAGTATGATTGATACGGCTAGAGAAGAAAGCGTAAAGATAGGCGCAGAAAA